TGCTTTCGATAGCCACGCCATACTCCCTCACAAATTTTCCTGCATCTTGTAGTTTATAACTCTTTTTGCGGTGATGTTTATTCTCCCTTTTCCGATCTCCAATTCCGAAGCACCAATGCTGAATCCTTCAATACCTGTAAGTATTCTTTCGCTTGACCCGATACCTTTTGCGCTCTCGGTGCGGCAACACCTATCCATTCATACATACGCTCGATGAGCAATAGGTGTGCTTCTCTTTCGGGATAGTCTTCTATATCCCCATCTATGGTTCTTACATTAGGTTCATGTCCGGCAAAGCCGCAGGTCGAACAAACATATAACGGTAAAAAGTATTGATGCGATACATACAATGTGCCTTCATCACACTCACAATGGTTGTATCTTTTGAAATCCGGCGGTGGGCTATACTTACGCATCACAACCACCCCATATTGGTGGTGTCGGTATTCCATTCATAATCCTCGCTGAAAATTGCTTCTGCGGCATTTATCATATCAAACCCTAATTCATAAGGAATCAAAGATCGAAGCCAATATTTTCCGATAACAATACCGTTTTCTTCATCTATCCAATCGTTCAAGCCCTGTATGCCCGTCTTAGCCCCTCTCGGTGCGGAAGCGTGGTAAACCCCTGCATGAATACCATTTTTAGAGCGTCTTCTCCCTTCAAAAGCGGGCCAAGCATTAGTGAAAATATCTGTGGCCTTTCTTGAAGGTAATGTTCCTTCGGGATGGCCCACTAAATGTCCTTCGCGCCCGCATATCAATTTAGACAACGGGCCAGCGTAAGACGAATGGGTAATAGAAGGAGAAGGTGCGAGCGTTTCGCTCGGCCCTAATCCCTGCTCAAACGGTGGTAGTAAATCAAAACGCTTCGCTAACTCCGGTTGGTATCTCATCATACCTGTGGGATTCTCTATGAAGTAAAGCATGAACGGGTTTATCTCCAACAAATCATCTATGATTTTTAGAGTATGCAAAAGCAATTCACGGCCTTTTATCGATCTTTCTGATGTGGGAGTCGGCCCGACATTTGGTTGGTTAAAATAATCATAATCTTTGTTCCATCTTGCACGATTAAAATTATCCTTTTTTTCCTTATCCCAATCCGACCAATTGCTACTAATCGCACCAGCGATAGAGAATCCTTCGCATGGTGGCGAAAAGCAACACACATCGGGCGGTTCTCCATCAAACAAATTAAGAATATCTTGAGCGGTAAAATCTAATATGTCGCCGTGAAGATCTGGCTCATACCATAGGTTTTCTAATTCACCCAATTTCACGATATGCCCTCTCTTTCTCGCTTCTTTAGTCCAACCGGCTTCAATTTTAGGATGCCCGCTTGCGCCAGCAAACCCTTCAAAGATTTTTAATTTCATTCAACATCACCCCTCATACGATGAATCCACTCATAGACCGCTTCCATTTCCGAATCAAATAATACTAAGGTTGCGTTAAACCAATTAACGCAATCTATTTCGGTTAAATCGTTGCGCCCGTAATTATCAAAAATCATTCTTCCTCACCTACACAATCAAGGCAACAATCCTTTCTATGGTTATAATAATTTGATTCGACCTGTGTTCTGCACAAAACGCACCACATACATTCACAATTGAAGCAATCGTAGCAACCTTCTTCACCGCAGGTGTCGCAGTATTCCATATCTTGTTCGTGCTTGATACACCCGCAATTTGAACATTCATCGAACCCATCCGGTGAATATCCTTGAACGATAACATTTCCGTCTAAATATTCGCCCGTTGCGATTTCGGGCTTTGTTGAGAAAAGCATACCGTAGTCGTCAAGTGGACTGCCTATACCCCCTAAATCAAAACCATGTATTTGTTCAAGGATTGATACCGGCACAACCGCTATCAAACCAGCATCAACGGGTATCTCACGCCCACAAATCCAATTCTCCATACCGAAGACGGAGTTAGCATAAGTCCAACAACCATCTCCAAACGGACTATCCCACAATTCGATCCTGTTTTCTTCGGGTTCGTCTTGATATGCGAAGTAAAAATTACCATCGTTTTCATTGTATGTGAAATACATTGGATAACGCGGTTGCTCTTTTTTTTCACGGTAAAGATCAGTCCTCGCAAAATACGGTTTTAGAAATGCCTTCCATAATCTATCTTCGGGGTCATTGTGTTCCGATAAGACATAACAGGGGTCGCCTAAGTAATAATTAGTCATGTTCAATTCACCCTAAAGATACTCCATGCTTTACTACCGATAATCATTTGATGTTCTTCGCCGTCATAAAACGATATGAAATGCCCTAAACCATCGGCGGCAATCGCCTCACCAACAAAGCCCTCTAAACCACCGTTGGCTTCTATCAATGAACGAACCGCCGGATTTGCACTTTCATATTGTTGAGATAATTGCTCAAACACCGATTCATCAACGCCCGTATAACCCGCTAAGAAATGGCTATTAAACGCATATAGGGTGTCCTCAATGTATTCCGTAGCCTTTTGATATGCTTCATCTCCGCGAAGAACAATATACTCGCCCATATTGGTCGTAAAAATTGTGTCGGCATCATCAGAACAAGTGCCTTCTAAATCCACCTTCCCCCATTCGTGGTGTATGCTTTCACCATATGCTTCTCTTGCGAAGTCGCCATTGGTGGCGTTCATCCAATAGGCCAGCGCGTAAGAGCGGCCTAATGTGTCGCTATATATTTCGTCAGTCAGTCTTCCAATAAATGATTCAGTCATGTTTATTCCCTCTCATATTTAATCCTCGATTTTCTTCTATTTAACTCTTTTAGCGGTGATGTTTTGGGGCTACGAGATCGATCCCGTAGCCCCGTTACAATACTCATAGGTGGGATTGCATGAGCAACGCCCACGCCTTATCCTTCTTCCTCGCCCCCGCGCCGAATACGGTATTATTCATCGTTGATTCTTTGGGCTTGCCGCCGCTTAGAATGCTATGGTGGTCTATAAATTCCGTCAGAACATTGTATGCTTGATATTGAGTATCACGCATACCATTTCCTGTGTTTGTGCGAGAACCTTCTAACTCAAGCATGGCCTCTAATTGGTTGCGGCCTCTTGTAGCCAGCCCATGAGGATTTTCGACCTTATCCTTCAATTCGTCTTTTTGAGTCCAACCCATCACATCAATATAGAATTGCACCCTATCGTCAAATTCCATTTCGACCTCTAACAATTGGTCGGTCATGGCGCACCATTCCTGTTGCATGGTGTTAATCATGTTCAATTTTTGCGGTAAATTATCAATCCTGCCTCTCATTATAGACGAATGAGGGATAGACAAATCCTTCGCTCTCAAGCCCATAGTAGCGAGCGTTCTGAAAGCCATCGGTGATTGATTAGCACAAGCCAGCCGTCTTAAGGTCGGCAAACAATTTACTGCACCCGAACCATCGTTAGAAGTCCATAGATACATATTCGTTGCGAATTTGTCGCCGTTGCCTATTTGGATTTGTTCGGGCAAAGTAAATGACCCGAACATTTTTTCTCCCTTGTTTATCATACCGATTCGATCCCATTCGGCCTCTAAGCCACCACTCAATGTGTTCGCTATGTTGGCCCATTCGATAGGTTGTAAAATCTGATAATTCTTTTTTACCACCCCTAAATCATGGTCGTTATCTTTACGGAATACTCGGCGGAAATTACCCCCCCGAATCATTTTTCCCGATTTGGTATAAATTGGTTCTATACCTATCGAAAAATTCATTCCGGCATTCGTTAGCACTTCGTCAGTCGTTGAACCCACCGCTTGCTTCCCCATCATAGCATAGGCGGGCATAGTCTTGTTTTTCTTAGTCATTTTTTTCACCTGTTTTGTTCAATTATTTCCATTATTTTATCCATACCGATTCTCTCGACTCTATCCTTGAATCTCAACAATTCTAATGCGGTTTCTTTCGTTTGGATTTCGTGCCGCATATCCTCAATAAGCATCCTCAGTTTTTCATCAAAGATTCGTAAAATCTCAAGATTTACTACATCGGTTCGTTCATCCAACCCGCTCACGATATCATCTATCGTGCGGATTTTCTCATCAATCTTATTTGCGCTGGTGGTTCTTCTCCTGCTCATATATAGTCCTCTCATTCATAGTTAATAAGTCTTTTTGCGGTGATCTTTATGGGTTCACAAACCTTTCTCTCGCTTCATGTGTGAGATTATTTTTAGCCCATCGATCCCAATCCACCACGATTTCATCGTAGCCGGTCAAGCCGCATTCGGGGCAATCAGCCCAAATTCCATCGTGCATAGACAATTTCGACCCAAAGGTTTCCATGCTGGCCGGACAAACCGTTCCGCAATCAGCACACACCACCTTTTGAATCATTTTCATATCTTGTCGCCATTTGACTTCTTCCGCCAAATTATTTACAAGCGACCGAATCTCTTTTTGTGTAATCATTTCGGTGGAATCATGCCCGCCGTTTTCTTCTGAACCGAATATGAAAACCGCATGGTCGCGGCTTTCATTTTCTAATTTATCCAAAGCACACCAATAAAGAAAAGTGGCTTCTTTGTGGCTTAGGTTTGTCGGCATTTTTCTCATTCTTCCTCACCCCTTATGTCTTCCCAATCTTGATGTTCTGTAAGTGATGGTTCATTTTCCCATGCGGGGAATATCATTCTCAAATGGTCTTCTATATCCGACCAAATCGCTAAATTCTGTTCGATTTCCGAATGTGCGGAATATCGGGAATTGCACCAATAATCAAAGGTAGCCGCTTCTTCTTCATCAACATTGAGAAAGGAACAATAATGCTTGAGTCTTTCCACCCAATAATTTTTCGTGAATGCTTGCTTCCCAATGGATTTTAATTCGTGATAGAAATTATTATTCCTAACGGGAACGCAACCGTAAAACACCAACGCCACCGCTTTTTCAAAGTCAAGGAAAACAGGGTCTTGCCTTATAGTCATCCTCACTTTACCATCCGTTCTTTCGCATACTTCTCCATGTCGGCCATAACTGTTTCTCGCCATATATAGTCCTCTCCTTTCTTCTATTTAACCCTTTTAGCGGTGATCTTTATCACTTGATTTTAAAATAACCTTTGGAGAATTGAAAATCATTTCCGACATACATGATAGTCATATTATCGTTGTAATGAACCGTATCTTTATCTTCATTATAGATACATAGGCTCATCAAATCCGTTAGGCTTACGTTTTCTATATTTTCCGTTTCATAAAACCAATCATCATCTTCAAACAAACCCGTTTCTTTGTATTGTTCCCAAAGGCTTTCTTTCGTGTGTAATTCTATTATTTCATTTCCATTCCATGTGCATAGGAAGTAGTCTTCTTTCGACATAATAAATCCTCATCGTCATATTATTTATATCTTTTAGCGGTGATCTTTTTTCTTTTTTTGTAACTTTTTTGTAACTCTTTTTTGGATTTCTTTTTTTGTAACGAGTTATGATATATTTTTATTGTAACGCTGGCGCGGGATCGATCCAGAAGCGTTACAATAATTTTTTAGCCGAAAAAAAAATTTAGCCCCGCCGCCATTTAGACGGCGAGGCGTTACAATAACCAATCATGGCCTCTTTCTGTTTTCCATCCAAACCATGAAATCTTTATACCCCATCATTGTATAGACTCCCTGCTCAAATGAAGGCATACCAAAAGCCGAATTATCTAATGCCGAGCAAAAAGTCCATTCTTCATCACCACCAAAACCGGCCCTAAATCCGTAAAAGACATTTGAGCCATCGTGCTTTCTGTAATGATAGGTCTTAGTTTTTCTATCGTATCTTTTTGTGTAAAGCATTAGAAATCACTCAGAATCATTCTGAAAACCCTTTGGTAGCCACCATAACCCACTAATGGGTGATTAAACCATGTTATAACGGCATGGTGCTTATGACCTAAGATTTCTCTTAGGTAGTCAATATCTTCTTCTTTCACGGCATGGTTCAAGCGGTCGCGTGTGAGCGGGCTTGAATCATAGGTGTCGCAGTATTCATCAATTGATTCATACTCGGTAAAAGAAGAACAGAATGCGATTACATCTAACTCCATTTCTTCTCCCACATCATCTTCAACACCGGTCAAGTATTCAAATAACATACGGCGACCAATCACCGAGAAATTATTAGACCGATTCATTCTATCAAAGGCATTTACAAAATCTTGTTCATCTATCTTCATATACATTTTTTTCACTTATCCTCGCAGGTGCATAAAGGGGAATTTGGAACATCACAGAATCGGCCACAACACCAATTCTCGGCTTCCATCATTCGCCTAAATAATTCATTAGTCAGCATTCCTTCTGTATGGACTTCTTCTCCCATAATTAACCCTCTCATTACTACTATTTAACCCTTTTAGCGGTGATCTTTATAGATCAATCGTCAATCAAAACAACGGTGGTTATTTTGTCGGGCCTCTTTGAAATCTTTTTGTCTGAATGAGGAATCTTTCTCCAATTGTCGAAGCCACATTCAAAGCAGGTGATAATATCAAATTTACCGTTTCTATTCCAAACGCTTCTATCGGGCGCGGCGACATGAAATCCAAATAGGCAATTACTACATCTAACTTTCATTTTTAACTCTCCATTTTTTTAATAATATCTCGGCATTTTTTTGACTTGATTAAATTTCTTTCTGAGCGTGGTTTGTTGGGGGGGTGATGTGAAGTGAATTGTCTATCATAAGCAATTTTCAAACCTGCGGCATAATACCTTAAAGCATCCACGATTATTTTTTCTTCCTCATTCATTCTTCCTCACTCCTGCTTTTATTGCATATCCGGCAACGGTTTTCACCGCTAATTTTTGGGTGGTGAATCTTGCAGGTTTTAGCGTCTGTTTTTTTAGTCATGTCCGTGTAAAATATCTTAGTCTGATTCATAATTTTTACTCTCCCCTCTTTACGAATAATCCGTTGCCGATGTGCATATAGTCATCGGATGGGTAGCCCCATTCGTTAAGGTCGGTCGCGGGTAAATCCTCTTTGGTGTATGTTTCAACCATGATATTCCGTTTTCTTCTTAGTATTTAACCCTTTTAGCGGTGATCTTTTTTTAGATTGAATTTGTTTTTTTGTAACTTTTTTGTAACGCGCTTTTTTCTTTTTTTATTGTAACTTTTTCAGATCATCTTTTTTTGTAACGCTTCGTGCTGGCCGATACAAAGCGTTACAATAATTTCGGATCCAGATCCGTTACAATAATTTTTGATAGACAAAAAAAATTTAGGGCCGATGGGGTTCTAACCCCACCGACCCGTTACAATGATCCGATTACGAGTCCTGCTTGTCGTTCCCATACTCAAGGCATAGGTTCTCTCTAAACGCTCGCAATTTATCTCTCACTTCCATGACTTTGAAATACATATCATTGACTTCATCATCACTTAGGCGCGGGAAATCGTTTCTTATCATAGACTCAATGCACATATCAAAAGAAAGGTGGTTTCGGCTACCCTTGAAAGTATGGCCGAAAACATAATTGAATTGCTCGCCCGTTATGATATGAAAGGCGGCTATCGCATCACATTCATTTGAATGAATGCCCATGAATTTTTGGGTCTTGTTCATCAAGTGTAAGACGGTTGCGTTGGTGTGGCTTCTTTCCATAATTAGTCCTCTTTATCTTAGTATTTATATCTTTTAGCGGTGATCTTTATTCTATTCTTTCACAGACTACATCAAAAAACAGATTTGATAATCTCCTGTATTTTCTCGCGTCTTGTAGGTATTGGTTTTTGCGTTCCGACTTGTAAAATTCCATCATTTCAACGAACCATGTTCGATGATTATTTCGTTCCTCGCATTCCTTAGCGTAATCGCGGCCTTGTTTTTTACCTAATCTTATTTGCCGAACCGCACATAAATTCAAGTGGTTCTCATCGTGAGCCAATTCTCTCATGCGGGATTCTTTGTCGCCTAACGCATGAGCAATCATCCTCAATTCTTCATTGTTCAATTCGTCTATTTTCTCAATGTGTCTATCCATCTTTTCATCTCCTAACAATTCTTACATACTCCCGTTCTGTCTGCTTGCTTCCATGCGGTGAAATCCCTTATCGGGCCTCGCCCCTTACATTTCACACACGCGATATAGATAGGGAGATTTTTACTGATTGAATCAACCGGAATCATTCCGGCTTTCTTGATTGCGGCGGCTCGCTTGTTTGCCGCCCGTAGTCGTTGAGCCTCAAGTCTTCTGTTTGCTTTAGCAATCTTTGAAGCGTTGCTGGCTGATATTGCGTCATGGTGTGCATTGGAATTTTCATACACATGGAATGCGCGAGATAAAACGCAATCGGGTTTATGTTGGCGAGTAGGACACCCACACGGTCGAAGGATTTTATTTCCCCGACCGCCCTTTGACTTTGGCCGGTCAAATCTTTCATAGCGTTGAAAGTTAGTATTCTTTGCTTTGGTGGTGCATTCGGGAGAACAGAAGCGGCGTGGTCGGCCTCTCGTATTTGCCTCAAATTCTCCACTACATATAGGACATATGCGCGTAGGTATGACTTTTCTCATAATTAGAGCAGGAAATAACTACTATATATACTTTACTACGCGGCATTCTCACTTAATTTTAGCCCTATTGTAACGGATCTTTTATGCGAAAATTTCTCTCGGTATATTGTAACGGTTTAGATCGAGATTTATATATTGTAACGCATGAACATTTTTGTAACGGGTGGTTCTTTTTGTAACGGCTTATTGTAACGCAGGAAAAAACCATGATTTTTTATTGTAACGCTCAGGATCGAAGATATAAATAATAGTTACAATAATTTGCATTCACCCACATTAAGTTACAATAAAAACCCTTAGTGCATTAAGCACATCGGCTTTACTTTTTTCAGTCAGTTTTATTTACAACACTCGCTTTCTTTTTTGCACTATTTGATTTGGGGAGTTACAAAAAAAAGTCGTTGTTACAATAATAATTGTAACAGACGGATGTTACAATAAAACGTTACAATAAGGGTAAAATAGTTACAAATCAAAAAGTTACAATTTTTTTGTAACCCTGCGAAATTTGCGTTTTTTTGGGGAAAAATTGCGTAGATCGATTTAAATTTATTGTAACGAAAAAATGACGCTCAACCCCCCCACTTGGGCCGCAAAATCGCCAATTTTGTTAATTATTGTAACGCACCACATAAAAACGCTATACTGCGAGCCTGTTTAC